CCAGTTCATACTCAGCAAACCTGATAGCGACCTTCATCAGCCAGCGATATTGTTCCTGGGGTATTTTCATCTCCCCCTTCATCACGAAATCCTCAATACCGCTGGCAGCCAGCGTTTCCATGATTTCGGGATATTTTTCAGTGCGTCTCAGAATGGTTGAGTCTGCAACATTAAGACGACGGGCAACCTCTGTCTGTCGCGTAGTGAACAAAGCTTTTAGGGCCAGCGTATGAAGATGTCGTCCCTGAACTGATGGTTTCTGTTTGCGTGTGTTTGCGGCATCCATTTTTTATTGTCTCAGATAGTGTGATGAACCGGGTCCGATTGCATATGCATAACGCTAAGCATGAATCTGCCCTGATTGGCCAGAAATCAGTGAAACTTCTCCGGTAATCCGTCCTTCTTACCAGGGTAGTCATCACTGTTAAGTTCGTGTGGCGTAACCTGCCAGCCAGTTACTGCAGACCATTTGATGGCGTTGCTTCCTCTGGGCCTGTATTTCCCGGCAATTACCTGACTGACATAGCCCTGGCTGACCCCTGCTGCTTTAGCGAAATCAGCCTGTCTGATACGATTCAGTTTTAAGTAGTCAACCAATTTCATGATGAATTCCCATAGACTGAAAACCCCATATTAGTGCTACTTATTGACAAGATCAACAGTGCAACTATTTGCATAGTATTAGTGCTACAAATAATAATGCCTTATGACAAAAAAGAACCTTATTACCGATGAAGACATTCTCGTTTCGAAGCGCTTGCGCGAGATTTGGGATGCGAAAAAAGAAGAACTTGGCCTTAGCCAAGAGAAAGCGGCTGGCCGAATGGGCTTCAGTACTCAGGCTGCAGTCAGTCAGTTCCTGAACGGGAGAATCGCTCTAAATAAAGAAAATGTACTGAAATTTGCTGAACTTCTGGGTGTATCTCCTGAAGAGATAGATCCCTCTATTGAACCCCTATTGAAACCCATTCGCCTCGCTGAAAGAAAAAAAAACAGCGTTATTGTCAATAATGTAACAAAGTTCCCTTTCTACACTAGTGAGCAGGTTTTAGAGATATATAAAAACGGAAAAACCTTAACTCCAATCAGCTACATACCCGCCGTAAAAGAAGCCAGCAAAGATGCTTTTTGGATCGCTGTATCCGGGCACTCGATGACAGCAGCTCAAGGCATAAAGCCCAGTTTTCCAGAAGGCGTAATTATACTGGTAGATCCTGGTATACCCGTAACAACAGGTGGTTTTTGTATTGCATCGCTTGATAAAAATACATCGCTGACATTCAAAAAATACGATCTTGATGCCGGATTGGGATATCTGGTGCCTTTGAATGCAGCATACCGAACGCTGAAGTGCGACGATGATACGAAGCTGATTGGCAGTGTCATCCACACGCAATGGCCAGAAGAGCTCTTTAGATGATTGTAAACGACTGAACTTTTTTAATCCGCCATGCCACTGTCCATGCTATTGCTCGTGTTCTGAAAAATCCCCTTCAAATAAATTAGTGCAGCTATTGACATAAATAATTAGCGGCACTATTTTACACCTGTACCTGCCAGTCTGCTTCTGTCTTAATCAGTACACGCGAAGCAGGCATAACGGGAGAGAAATGATTGGCTGCTGAACGGCACAGCATACTGTCGGGCGGGAGGAGTGCAGAAGCGCGAGATCCCGAAGTGGCAAAACCCACCTTCCTCTCAACAAATGAGATGGCACTGCCCAGTGTCATTTCCTTTGTTGATGGAGGTTAGTATGAAAAAGCACAGCGTTCTGTGCCCGGTCTGTGGAATCAACTTTGATCCCAGAGCACCTGGAGTTCATATAAAAAAGCATCATAGCGCAGCATCACGCCATGAGTTAATCCTGATACGCGACGCCCGGCGTCTCTGTTTCGGGAAAAGTAAGCCCTACAAAAATAAATCACCCTGCTTACTCTGACTCATCACGACATTGACAGCTTCTCTGAAACCCTTTTCGCAATTTAAACGAGGTGTCAGTGCGAAGGGTTTTTCCATTCATTCAGATTTATGAAACGGAATACCTCTATAACGTCACTGTCAGCAAATGCCTGACAGCCTGAAGTACCGAAAGTAGTGGCATCCTGATTGTATAATTATGAGTGTGATCTGTCTGACCAAGTGCCTGAATGACTTTCCCGCCTCGTGCGGGATTTTTTTTGCCCCGGATATGTTACGTCCGGCCGGGCATCAAAGCCTCTCTGGCTCAATCACCCTTTCCGTAATGCCTGAATGGCAAATCCACTTAAGGAGTAACGATGTTATATCGCGAAGCTGCCGTGCGTATCAGCCAGACTGTATTGTTGCTGTCCCGTGAACTGAGTGTTTCTGCTGATCAGATGTTTGAGTACCAGCAGGAAGGCAAAGTCACGGAAGAGCAGGCTGCGACACATATGCATAAAGTCCAGGTTGTTCTCGACGTGCTCTTCACCGAAATCCTGGATCCCATCATGACTGAGCACCCTGACTTACTGCCTGGATGTTGCTGTAGCGACGTTTCAGAGACAGACAGGAACGGCCCGTCGTGATCGCTCTCTTACCTGTCCACATGACCGCCATTATGGCGGTTTTTTTACGTCCGGAACCGGAGAACACCATGCATAAAGAAAAACCTTCATGCGTCCTGAATCCAAAAGAAATGCGCCGCCTCGCCCTTGCTCATGTACAGGCGTATGTAAATGCCTGTCACTGTCAGTCCCGTCGTGACGTCCTGATGGCACTGGCTCACTGGCACGATGTAGGCGTGAACATGAGCGATTTCATCAAAAATACGCGCCTCATCATTATTGATGAAGATGGCATCCATGAACGCTGAGATGTCATTCGTAAACCCTGTCCGTAAGGGCATTACCTGACCCGGAGGTCATTATGCAACATCGTGAAACTGCAGAAAAAGTCACTGAAACACTGCTGGAAGTGGCAAACAAGCTGGTGGCATCGGTAAGGATGGTTGATGCCAGTGAGAAAGACGGAAAAGTCAGTATGGACGAAGCAGACGCATACCGTAAGGGTGTGATGGGATCACTGGATGAATTGCTTCAGTCAACTCTCACAACCATTTTCGCCACACACCCTGATTTACGACCAGCATGCAGCTGCGCTTCTTCTGCCTCGGAAGACAACAACCAGCCGTAACTGCCTGCCTGAATACGTCAGAGTAAACCGTCCGCCAGGGCGGTTTTTTTATATCTCAACGGAGACAAAGCATGATTATTCATATCCGGAACGGCAGGTTCATCTTCACCGCCAGTTCTTTAAACCGAAGCCGCCGTTTTGTCTGTTTCAGTGAAGGCATCGCCTGGACGTATGTGCAGAAGCTTGCCGCTGCCTGTGCCGCTGAAATGAGGTAACGGTGATGTCCAAGCCACATGCCCCCGTCCGGATAATAAGGCGTGCTGAGCGCATTATGCGCTTATGGCGTACCGGGCAAATCCGGGCGAGGCGAACCTATCGGGGTCAGTATCTTACGTTAAGGGTTACGCCGCAGTGGAGACTGTTATCGAAAGACAATGGACAGAACTGGGAATTACTCAGTCATGCGGATTACGACAATCAGATTTAGTCCCGATGTTTCAGCCGTAGTGACCGACACGGCGCAAAACAGAGAAAATCGGTCATGGACGCTGAAGAGTGACAGCATCGCCCTGCTGTCCATAAACGCTGGCTCGCAAATGCGGAGCCCCGAAGCTTCGCTCCGATCAGAGCGGGCGACATCCAGGAGAAACCAGGTCCGGGATAACAGCCAGATCAGGCGGGTCACCAACCCCGAAGTTAAACGGTTATTTTCACTTAAAGGAGATTAAAAGATGAAAATTCAGTACATCGCGACCTCAACAGAGGGCACGCTCCATATCAAATCCTGCGTTCTTCGGGCATTTATCCATGAACGTGTTGTCAGGGCGGCTCTCATGGCCGCACCGGATGCCCGGGTGACCCACACTGGTACGTTTGTTATTCATACGCGCATAGCAGGAGACCCGGCACAAATCCTTGCAGCCACCCGCGAGGCCCGTCGTGAAGAAGAAGAGTAAACCAGGTCTGATGACGTCGTGCCCGGTCTTACTGACACCTGAGTAAACACGTCATCCCTGCCCCTCATCATACTGCCGGGCTTATCAGAACCGGAACAGGTTAACTGACTATTCAAAGGACCATTTCCCATGATGCAACCAGACATCAGGGGCGATGCTGCTTTTGCTCGCCCCTTTAATGCCATCCGCGATATCGAGTTTGCGCCTGAAAACATTGTCAATGGTGCCAGCTTTTCATCGCCCACATCCCCGGCATTGCCACCCCAGCCACCTTTGCCCGTGATGCAGGTGGTGTTTGACCGTTTTGTCGGCATCCTTCTTCAGGAGGGGAAGCCATGATCACACCGTATGCTTTGCTGGAACGTCACAAAGACCACCTGGATGCCCAGGAGCAGGACGCAGTCAGGAAAGAACAGTGGATCGATGACGAAGCCCAGCGCCTGCTGTCCTGTTTTCCTGACCACCTTCACCTGTTCCGTCACTGGAACCTGCATCCTGATGCGATGAAGTGCTGTGCCCATCCTGAAGCCGCTGAGGAATACATCAGCTTTATCACGAATCTGGCCTACCTGCAGGCGGCCCGAAATTACGACCTTCAGGTGCTGCTTGGCTGGGAGGAACCAGCATGATGAAACCGGGTATCTATGAAGGCCTCAGCAATGAGGCCTATCACGCCGGTCCCGGCGTCAGTAAATCGCAGCTCGATGACATTGCGGTTAACCCGGCCATTTACCTCTGGCGCAAACATGCGCCTGTGGATACGGATAAAACAGCCGCACTGGATATGGGAAGCGCGCTGCACTGCATGCTGCTTGAGCCTGAACAGTTTGATAAGCGCTTTATTGTGGCTCCTTCTTTTAACCGGCGCACCTCTCAGGGTAAAGCAGACGAAGCAGCATTTCTGAATGAGACACGCATCCGGAACATGACGGTCATGGATGCAGAACAGGGCCGGAAACTTCAGCTCATGAGAGAGAGCGTAATGGCGCATCACGCCGCACGCTTTTTTCTTGAAGCTGACGGCCACTGCGAATCCTCCCTCTACTGGTCAGATGCAGAGACAGAAGAACTCTGTCGCATCCGGCCAGATAAATATCTGACGAATCGCCCTCTCATCGTCGACGTGAAAAAGGTGAGTGATATGTCGCGCTTTGCCCGCCACATCGAAGCGTTCCGGTACCACGTTCAGGCAGCCATGTACTGCGAGGGCTTTTATCACTGCACTGGCACATATCCGCAGTTCGTTTTTATTGCGGTCAGTGAAGCGATCGACTGTGGCCGTTATCCGGTTCGTGTGTTTGAGCTGCACGACAATGACATGAGCGCGGGATCCGCCCTCTTCCGTCGGGACCTGTGCACTTTCCATTCCTGTCGCCTCGGCAATAACTGGGGCGGCATAGAAATAATTCAGCGCCCCGCATGGGCACATTAACAGGAGTAGGCGTTATGCAAAATCAACCGATGATCTCTGCGCCCGACAGCACTGACACAACTGCCACTATTTTCAGCCCCGATGCCCTGGATAAACTGGTGCGCTTTGCAGAAATCATGGCCAGCAGCAGAGTCACTGTCCCGGCGCATCTCGCGGGCAAAGCCGCAGACTGTCTGGCTGTGACCATGCAGGCCCTGCAGTGGCGTATGAATCCGTTTGCCGTCGCCCAAAAAACCTTCACCGTCAACGGTGTTCTGGGATACGAGGCACAGCTGGTGAATGCAGTGATCAACACCATGGCCCCTGCACGGGATCGGCTCCATTACGAATGGTTTGGGCCATGGGAAAATGTTATCGGCAGATTCACCGAGAAAACCTCATCCAAAGGCAATAAATACATCGCACCGGACTGGACACTGCAGGATGAATCCGGATGCGGTGTTCGGGTGTGGGCAACAATGAAGAACGAGCAGGAGCCGCGGGTGCTGGAACTGCTGCTCTCACAGGCACAGGTGCGGAACTCAACACTCTGGGCGAGCGATCCGCGTCAGCAGCTGGCTTATCTCGCTGTTAAACGCTGGGCCCGTCTGCACTGCCCGGACGTCATTCTGGGGGTGTACACACCGGATGAACTGGAAACCTTATCTCCTGCAGAACGCGACGTGACACCGCCAGCTCGTGAAGATTTGAATGCGTTCATCAATCAGTCAGTCAGCCGAGATAACGGTATTGCGCTGCAAAACCATTCTGTCCCGGACCTGCGAACTGAAGAGATTAAAGCAGAAACGCCCGTGCCTGCAGCGCCACCAGCCAGCCCGGTCAGATCGCCTGACCAGCCGGCGAGCGCACCCCCGCCCTCGCCTAAACACTGTCCGGGTAAAGAACAGGAACGCGCTGAGGACAGGGAACGTTCTTCAGAAGAACTTCTCGCTGATTTTTGTGAGGCAGCCATGAAAAGTCAGTCGGTCAGCGCACTCGCCCGCTGCTACGCCTACGCATCAAAGGTACTTAAACCTGTGCCACCGCTGCTGGATAAAGCCACAGATGTGTTTCTGGTCAGGAAAGCCGAGATTGAAGAAGCCAGAGAATAAATGCCATCTGAACCCCGTTAATTCAGGAGTTATCGATGAATCAGAGAAAGACTGACCGCAACCAGCGTTATTACGCCGTCGCCGAGGCGGCTGCATTTGCCGAACGCTGCGAAAAGTTTGATCAGGCGGGAAAACTCTGGCTGCGGGCAATGAAGCTGGCCTTAAGACCGATGAATGCCCAGTGGGCAGAACACCGCAGTCAGTGTTGTATGAGTGCATTACGTAATGGATGGTCTTATATCAGGGATTAAGCCAGCAGTGATTATCCAGAGGCACCCTCGTCATTATGAATATTATATTCACTTTTCTGACTTCACTGATATGAAAGTGAGTGTTAGTTTCTTTACAGAAGGCGAATAAATATATACATAAAATTAAAACTCCGCGCGCTCCCTGAGTGTAACATTAATTAAGAAGACGCCACCTATGAACACAAGACTGTTAAGCTATATCGACACCTTTTTATACCATTCTTCTACCGAGCCACTGCAGCAACTGGTTTATATCATCGCAAAACTGTGCCTCATTACTGCACCCGCAGCCTGGGTCGTCAAACGCCCGACTGGCAAAGACGACAGACTCTTTACGTCTCAGGAAGAGGCACTGGAGTTTCTGGAAAAGCAGGGCCACAGCGATGACTATGTCGCGCCACTTTTCACAACAGTAAAAGTGGATATGAGTGCAGGAGAAATCCGGCATCTGCTTTTGACGCCATTACCTGATGAAGAAGATTAGTCTCTAATTAAAAGCAGGCAATGGTTATCTTATATCTGCAAATTTAACGAGTCATGATTGTGGCTCGAAATAAAAAACAACACCAGGGCAGTCAGGAACAATTCAATGACCAGAACAACGAATTCCATTATTATTGTGGCGGCTATACTGTGCTCGCTCCAGCTTGCAAGGGGAGAAAGTATGCCGCTGGAAAATGAACTGCAGTCATTTTCAGTTAAAACCGGAGCATCACGGATTATTTACTTTGCGGATTCGAATGGAGCCTCTCTGACAGTGATGAATCCGCAGTCCTACCCCATGCTGGTGCAGTCGGAAGTCATTGCTGGGGACAGAAAAAACCGGGCACCGTTTATTGTTACGCCACCCCTTTTCCGCCTGGACGGTCATCAGCAAAGCCGGATTAAAATTATTGCTACCAGTAATCACGATAATGATATGACTGAATCACTCTTCTGGCTCTGCCTGAAGGGGATCCCCCCTGAACCGGATGCCGAGTGGACTGATGAGGCGTATAAAAAGAAGCGGGCCCGACAGCATGCGACACTCCTGACGCAGCTTCGCATCAAGAACTGCCTGAAGCTGCTCGTGCGCCCCTCCTCACTGCATGGCACACCAGAAGACGTTGCTTCCAGCCTGACGTGGGTGATAAACGGTAAGACGCTTACCGTTAATAACCCGACGCCCTTTTTTATCAATCTCAGAAGTGTTCAGCTGGGTAACATAAAAGTGAACAACACTGATTATGTTCCTCCCATGAGTAAGCGCGAACTTGGCATCCCTGCGGATGCCCATGGACCAGTGCACTGGCAGCTGATCACCGATTATGGCGGAGACAGTAAAGTCTTTACGTCTGAACTTACCTCTGTTCCGCCTTCTCACTGAAAATTATCCCTTTCAGGACTTAACCGATGACCACCTGCAGACTTTTACTCGTGGCCGGTCTGGTGCTGGCTGCTATTCAGGCACAGGGAAAGGTTTATACCTTCAACCCTGCACTGATTAGCGGAGGCGGAAAGGAAACAGACCTTATGCTTTTCAGTCAGGGCCGTCAGTTACCGGGAACCTACCCGACTGACATATACCTGAACGGTACGCATGTCGACTCACAGCCGGTGATGTTCATCCCAGGGCCAGACACCTATGGCCAGCAGGGACTGGTACCGTGTCTCACCCGTAAAATGCTCTCAAATTATGGTATCCGTATGAACCTGTTCAAAGCCTCCACAGAAGAGATTCGCAGAGGGTATTTCAGTCTTTCTCTGATACCCGACGCTCAGTTGGATTTTCGATTTAACGAGCAGTCTCTTCACCTGAATGTTCCACAGATATACCTGAAGCCCACGTTAAAGGGCATTGCGCCCAGACAACTGTGGGATGAGGGTATTCCTGCTTTCCTGATGAATTACCAGGCCGGTGCTGATCAAAGCTTTATGCGCGGTCATTCAGGAAATAAAAACCAGTACTCATGGCTGCAGCTTAGCCCCGGCGTGAATGTCGGTGCCTGGCGTCTGAGAAACTTTACCAGCTGGCAGAAAACGGAAGGAAAATCAGGGCACTGGCAGGTCATAAATACTTATCTGGAGCGGGGTATCAGTGACATGAACAGTCGCCTGACGCTGGGTGAGCGTTTTACCTCATCGGAGATCTTCGAAAGCGTCCCTTTTCGTGGGGTCATGCTCGCCTCAAACGACCGCATGGTTCCCTCCAGTCAGTATATGTTTGCCCCTGTCATCCGCGGTGTAGCCAGAACTCAGGCACGGGTGGAAATTAAGCAGAACGGCTACACCATCTATAACCAGATTGTCGCACCAGGCCCTTTTGCACTGACTGATTTCAATCCCACTGGCGCGGGCGGTGATTTTCAGGTCATGGTGTGGGAAGCAGACGGTGTACCTCAGGTTTTCACCGTGCCCTTTCAGACACCGGCTATCGCCCTGAAGGAAGGCTATCTGCGCTACAGCATTATGGCCGGACAATATCGCCCGTCAGACAGAAATGTTCTCAGAACGCCGATGCTGGAATCAACAGCCATGTATGGTCTTCCGTATGGCGTCACCCTTTATGGCGGTATTCAGGCAGCAAACCACTATCAGTCTTTATCAACGGGTGCCGGACTGAATATGGGAAACTGGGGCGCACTCTCTGCAGATGTTGCATTCAGCCGGGGGCAGCCGTCAGGTCAGAATATGCTGGAAGGACAGTCTCTGCGATTGCGTTACAGCAAAGAGATTACTGCGACAGACACATCGTTATCACTGTTCAATGTCAGGTTCAGCCAGGCGAATTATCTCACGCTGGGCGAAGCGCTGGATAGCTGGAAAATGCATGACACGCAAGGACGCGACGTAATAAGAAACAGAAGGAGAAACCGTTTAGGGTTCTCCTTAAGCCAGGGGCTGGGGAAATGGGGTTATCTGAATGCGGGTGCTGACCACACCACTTACTGGAACAGCAACCAGCACAAAACAGGTTTCAATGCGGGATACTCTGTTCCGTTTAAAGACTTAACATTGTCGTTAAACTGGTCAGCTAATCAGAGACCGAATTGTTATGGCATGGATCATATCGTAAGCCTGTGGCTGAGCGTTCCGCTGAAAAAATGGACGGGAGGCGATACCCGGGCATCTTATCGTTTCACGCACTCCTCTTCCGGCAATACAGGTCACTCAGCAGGTTTATACGGTAACGCTTTCGATCAGCAGCTGAACTGGAGTGTCAACCATCGTTACACCCCGGGAAAGTCATCCAGTCGTAATAATGGCGACGTATCTCTCGGATGGACTGGTACCTATGGCAACATCTCAGGGAGTTACAGCTATGACCGTGATTATCAGCAACGTTCAATTGGCATTGATGGCGGACTTATTGCACACCGCCATGGACTGACCTTTACTCAGACACTTGGCGAAACCAATGCACTCATTGAGGCGAAAGGTGCTTCAGGAGTGAAAGTCCGGGGTTCTGCCGGTGTCAGTACTGATTCCCGGGGATTTACAGCACAGCCATACCTGACCCCTTATCATGAGAATAATCTTTCATTAGACCCGACAACGCTTCCCCCTGAGGCGGAAATCGCGATCACTGACAAGAGTGTTGTACCTACAGCAGGGGCCATCATTCTGGTTAAATTCAAAACAAACGTGGGAGCGAAAGCAATTATTACACTTTTGCGTTCTGATGGGATAAAAGTCCCTTTCGGCTCTCTGGTGCAGGTTGACTCAGCGTCAGGAAATGAGGGTATTGTTGATGAAGATGGGAAAGTCTATATGTCAGGATTACCACCCCATGGGGATCTTATTGTCAGAAGTAAAATAAAATCACTCAGATGTTCCTACCATTTAATGAAAAATGATGAATCGCATGGGCTCAACTTCCTGACTGCACAGTGTAAATGAAGGAGAGCACTATGTACTATTCATTTAAAAAGGCCTTGCACTGTACTGCCATGATATTAAGTTTATTTAACCAACACTCTGAAGCCAACACAATAAAACTCGCAATAACACCAAAACAGGATTTACATGCGGGTAGAATACATGATGGAGTAGAGCTGGCAACAATTTATGTGTCAGGGATGAAAGACACCTGCGTGCTTAATGTGTGGATTGATCCACCCAGTCAGGAGACTCTGCCGGGGCATTATATTTTGACTGACAGCAAAAAAGGAGGAAAAAAGCTAAATGCAAGACTATCAGGTGAACACTGGCAACCTGACTTATCATTCGGCAGGGGCGTTCGTATGATAATGTCAGAGAAAATCATAAGCCTGAAATTATTAGCTTCTGGTGAGCAGACACTTGAACCTGACATCCTGCCAGTAAAGTTAACCGCAATGTGTATAACTGCCCCCCTGAAATCAGAGCATTAAAACAAGCTCAAAAGTCATAAATAAATTCAATAAACAACAGAAATAAATTAAATATATCATGAATTATTCCCGGAGGAACCAGAGTGAAAATACTTAAAAAAACGTACATCATCATTGCACTGTTTACCGCATCTCCTTTATATGCCAAGGAAAATCTAGAACTCACGGGCGAAACCATAACCCGCTCTGTAGATTTGATTTTCAGAGCGGAGTCAAAGCTTGATCTTCAAATAATACCTGTGAAGAACTTAAGAGCGCAACTGTATGCAGATAAAACCAAAGTGGCAATAATAAAAGTTAGTTCAACTCAACCCTATCAGTTAGGCATTCGCTTCACGCCAGGCTCAGGAGAAATTAACTACGCCGGACTCATTAAACTGAAAGGTAAAAGTCAACCCACTAACACCCTATCATTGGGTCTGCATGTTGATGGGCATTACACAACACAGGATAACTGGGCTATTTCCGCGGACAACATCACCTCACTTTCAGGTCAAATTCAGATTAATGGTGTTCAGAACGTACCTGCTGATATTTACACATTAAGCATGGATGCATCAGCATTCATTTCATAGTAAATGGCTTAATCAGGTTTGGTCATAAGCACGGATGGATGTTTTTCGTTAACAAAAATAAACATCCATTCATAACACTTCCCTGCATCTGTTTATATACAGGAGCAATCATGAATCTAAAGTATAGTCTCTTCTTCTTTCTCATCGTGCTCGCTTCAGTAACATCAGCTACTCACGCGAAAACCACATCCATGGGCGAACCCATAACAAGAAGTGTCGATCTGGCTTTCACAAGCATCCATGAATTAGATTTTCAGTTAACGCCTGAAAAAAACCTTACAGCAGGAGCTCATCATCACGATACCAGATTGGCGAAATTTACTATTTCGTCTAAACAGCCATGTCATTTAGGTTTCCGTATTCATCCCACGATACAAGAGGATAACTTGATTAACTCCGGAATAATTAAAGGGAGAGCAGACCCTAAACACATTCTTCGGATAATAACTTTTACAGAAATACCAGAGACAGTTCGAGGTGACGAGTGGATGATATCAGTACACTCTAAAACTCATCTAAAAGGTGTTGTAACGACTTTTAGTGACCAAACAATCCCTGCAGATATCTACACACTCATTATGGAAGCTTCAGCTTTCGTATCCTGAGATTGCTTTCAAAACTCTGCCACTCTCACTGAAAATAAATGGGCCATGGATAAATGGCCCTTTCCCATTACTTCCACGTCATAATATCGTCATTCAATGGAGAGAAAAAATGGAAAAGTGATAATCTTTCGTGACCGTTTGGTTACGCAACCAAGACTTATCAGAAGGGAAATTCAAAATAGCTTATAAACCAAGAACGTGTCCTTTCTGCAACTTCTGGGCCCCCGAAAGCGTCCAGACGGGAAATTTTCCTGCGATATGTGCGGGCTTGAATGGAAACCAGAACAGGATAAACGAGACAAAGTGAAACAATGAAGCCCCGCCATAGCGGGGTTATTTTTTGCCTGGGTGTGGCTTCAGGATTAAGTTCGTTCTGGCAGATAATCCATGGTCTGAACTACCCGCCGAGCACATCATGGGAAAGAATGAGCGGGTATGTGAAGCGAATCATCATGACAGAGGTTTATAAAGAAATAATGCATAACCTAAAAATTGATATCCCGACGCTCTTACAGATGCCCTATCTGAGTCTTGATGAAGCAGCCCTGATATTGCGTGTGTCACCCCAGACTATACGCAAATGGGTATCAGTAAACGGGCG